ATATTATCTATTGCAGATGATTCATCTGTACTGCCCAGAAAATTACGCAACAATGGTGGAAGAATCTCGTGAGCGAAAACTTAGAAACTCAAGAAACACAAGAAAGTCAGGAAGCAGCGCAACAAACTGATTCCTCACAAGGCGCTGATGGCCAATCTACTGCAGATGGCGCAGCGCAACAAGCCGCATCGGAAGAATCATCCGACGCGGAAGGTAGTGCAGAAGGTAGGCAAGATGAAGAGGCGATTCAGTATGAATTTAAGCACCCCGACGAGGGCGCTGAATACAATCCTGAAATCGTGTCGAAGTTCAGCGAGCTTGCCGGGAAGCACAAGTTAAGCCAAGAGGCGGCCCAAGAGATATTGGGCGAGATGAGTAAGCAGCTGAATGAGATCCAGTCTAATGCTATCGATGCACTGCGCACACAATGGCAAGACGAAGTGAGGGGCGATAAAGAGATTGGCGGCGATAAACTGCCTGAAACTTTATCTGTCGCTAAAAAGGCACTGTCTCAATTCGGTGACGAAAGTACGCTGAAGATGCTTAACGAATCCGGCTTTGGCGATCATCCTGGCGTTATCAAGATGTTCTACAAGATCGGCAAAGAAATTAGCGAAGATAGTTTCGTCGGCGAAGGCCAAAAGCCTGCTGAGGTAACGCATCCAGCTAAAGCAATGTACCCCAACTTGAATTAATGTGAGGAAGTAAGAATGGCAACTTTATCAGCGCTGTACCCAACTCTGGCGGATTTCGTCAAGAGTACCAATCCCGATCAGAGCATTGCTCAGATTATCGGCTTATTAAATCAAACCAATGAAGTTATCGACGACATGGTGTGGAAGGAAGGTAACTTACCTACTGGCCATCGCGCGACAATTCAAACCGGTTTACCAACTGCTACATTCCGTAAATTAAACGGCGGCGTAATGCCAAGCAAAGGCCGTACCGCTCAGATCGATTTCTCATGCGCAATGCTTGAGCAATTCCTGAAGGTCGATGTCGATTTGGCAAAACTGAATGGCAACTCTGCTGCATTTATGATGACTCAGGCTGCAGCACACTTGGAAGCAATGAGCCAGAAGTTCTCCAGCACCTTGTTCTACGGTAATGAATCAACTACTCCAGAAGAATTCACTGGCTTGAGCAATTTCTACAATGATCAGAACGCTGAGTCTGGCTGCAACATTTTAACCAATGTCGCGACACCTGATGCAACAGATAACGCCTCAATGTGGCTGATCTGCTGGGGTGATAACATTCACGGTATCTATCCTAAAGGCTCCGTTGCTGGTCTTCAGCGTAAAGACATGGGCGAGCAGTTGGTGCAAAACTCTGATGGCTCTATGTATAAAGCCTTGGTTGATCACTTCAAGTGGGATTGCGGTCTTGCTGTAAACGATTGGCGTTATGCTGTTCGTATCAACATCGACGCCGAAGATCTGACCAAGAATGCCAGCTCTGGCCCTGATCTTTTAGATCTGATGGCTCAGGCAGTTGATCTGATCCCGAACATCGGCGCAGGCCGTCCAGTGTTTTACGCAAACCGTACCGTACGCGGCTTCTTGCGTCGCCAGATCACTAACAAGATCGCGGCTAGCACACTGAGCCTGGAGCAGATCACTCGTCCTAATGGCGCTTATCAGCATGTACCTATGTTTGATGGCATACCTGTAAAACGCTGCGACGCTCTGCTGAACACAGAAGCTGGTCTGTAATAATATGGCTCATTTCGGTGAGCCTTAATTAAACTTGATCTTGGGAGATCGATTATGATTTTAGATGACTTGAATGAATTTGCAGATGCGGCGGCCATTGCTTTAAACATTGGTAATGCTCTTGCCCCGAACACCGATGTTATTGACTTGGGTGCAACTCCGACCCTGCGCGACATCGGCACTGGCGAACCTTTGTATTTGGTATTGCAGGTTGATACCGCATTCGTAGGTGCGACCGCTACCATTAACTTTGATCTGGCCTCAGACAGCACTGCTGACCTGGCTACCAGTAAAACCATTCACTGGTCTACTGGTGCATTGCCGGTGGCAACTTGGGCGGCAGGTTATACCAAGGTTGTTGCATTGCCTCGCGACCAAAACTATGAGCGCTATTTGGGCTTATGGATGACGGTAGCCACAGCCAATGTCACGGCAGGCAAGCTCAATGCTTTCTTGACTCGCGATGTTGTTCGTTATATGCCTTACCCTGACGCAATCGCTTAATAGGTGATCTATGAAACAAGTTAAGGTAATTGCAACATCTACCGGTTACTATCAAAAACTAAGGACTCAAGGAGAAGAGTTCTTAGTTGATGAGATCTTGCTATCTGGTAAAAAGCCGAAATGGTTTGCGCCAGTTGGTGAAGCGGTAATCGAAGCAGATAAGCCTGAAGCTGACGAACCTGATACCTTATCAGAAGTTAATAAGGCTAACGCCAAGAAGGAAAAAGCTGCAGCCGCCAAGAAGGAAGGCTCAGCCGTTTAATCAATAAGGGCTGGCTTGCCGGCCCTTACTTAATTCAGGTATCGCTATGACGACAGTGGTTAATATTTGTAACTTAGCGCTGGCAAACTTAGCAGATGCCGCCAATGTTTCTTCAATCGATCCGCCAGAGGGTTCTGCTCAAGCAGATCACTGCGCAATGTTTTATCCGATTGCCAGAGATACAATCCTCGAATCTCACGCATGGTCTTTTGCTACTCGCAGAATTCTGTTATCTGCGCTCACTCCAGAGTGGGATGATTTTGCCTATGCGTATTCAAAGCCAAACGGTGCGCTCAAGATTCTTTCTGTTTATGATCCCAGCATGACTGATGCAACACTTGCGCTGCAGGGAGTTGATGTCGGTGAATACATTATCGAGACAGATTCAAATGGCAATGAAGTCATTATGACCGACATTCCTGATGCAGCCTGCAGATTCATTATTCAGGTAACTGATACGAGCAAGTTCAGCCAGCACTGCATTAATACGATAGCGGCCTATCTATCATCTTTGCTTGCTGGGCCAATCATTCAGGGTAAGGAAGGCATTTCAATCGCTGATTACTGGATGAATAAAGCCATGGCTATGCTGAATCAGGCCAAAACAATGGATGCGCAATCGCAGCGCAGACGATTGACTCACACTCCATCTGGTATAAGGGCGCGTGATTAATGGGTAATAAAAAGCTCAAGTCGCAGTTTAATGGCGGCGAATTGTCTCCAGAATTTTATGGCATGCACACAGACGCCAAGTTCCAGGCGGGTGTCGCAAGGATGCTTAACTTCATTCCGTTACCGCATGGCCCAGCATCCAATCGCCAAGGCACATCGTATGTTGCAAAAACCAAAAGTAATGCGACGGCATCCAGACTGATTACTTTTAACTTCGGATTGTCGCAAGCATTCGCAATCGAGATGGGCCATAAATATTTCCGATTCCATTACTCCGGCACCACACTAAGATACCCGACATCACTACCCGGGCGTACTGTTTGGAGTAATGCGGTCGCGTATGTTATTGGCGATCTGGTTGAGCGCCTTGGCATTACTTATTACGCTATAAAAGCAGGGACCAACTTTCCTCCAGAATCCAATTCAAATTATTGGTACGCGCAGCCGTCCACTGGCGAGTACGAAATCCCAAGCGCCTACCTCGCCGAAGATATTTTCGATGTTAATTACACTCAGAATGCTGATGTTCTAACTCTTACTTGTCAGGGCTATACCGCAGTTGAGCTGCGCAGATATGGCAATACTCGCTGGATTATCGAGAACATTAACTTCAATGCACCTATTTCCGCACCGGCCGCACCAACAGTTACCACATCTACTGCAGGAGCGGTCGCGTACAGTTATGTTGTAACGGCAGTGATCGACGGCTCTGGCGAAAGCGTAGCGTCGCTACCAGGCTCAGTGAATGGCCAGCTGTACACATCCGGCGCATTCAATACCATCACATGGATAGCAGTGACAGGCGCGAGCCGTTACAATGTATTTAAGTTGACCGGCGGACTATATGGATATATAGGCTCGACGACCGGGCTATCGATTATCGATAACAATATCGCGCCAGACATCGGCATCACTCCGCCTTTGTACGATACGCCATTCACAAAGTCCGGGGCGATTACCGCAGTCGCAATCACGAATGGCGGATCAGGATACTCATCAGCATTCTCTGGCGGCGGAGTTAAGTCAGTTTCGGTAACGCATAACGCCATTGAAATTAATGGAGACTTTCACTACGGAACCCCAGAGAAA